AATGCCAGGAGATCTAAAAAAATAAGAAGACAAGCAAAAGTTATTTTAGTTGAATGGTTTAAAACACTTCTTCCAGAAGAACAAACTAAAGAAGTAACTACAAATAATATAGAAAATTTTTTATCTCCTCAAACACATTTCTTTGCAAACAATCAAATTTATTTGAGTGCCTACTCTTTGAAGTGGACTAAAAATAAAATCAAATCTTTAATAAAGAAAACCAATATGAATATAAATCTAGTGAGGCTTGAACACATTGAAGAAAAACATTAGGAAAGGAGTCCGAAAACCTAGAGCTAAAAGACCAATAGAAAAAAATGTTCCCCCTAGTTACGATTCTAATTGGGAATATGAATTACATAATGGCCTTTTAAAATCTTGGAATCATCATACAAAAGAAGTAGCTTATATAATTGAGCATATATATGAACCTGATTTTATAAAAACTGTCAATAAAAAATTAATTCTTTTAGAAGCTAAAGGAAGATTTTGGGATTTTGCAGAATATAGTAAATACATTTGGATTAAAAAAGTACTTCCTAAAAATACAGAATTAGTATTTCTATTTGCTAATCCTTCTGCTCCTATGCCACAAGCTAAGAGAAGAAAGGACGGCACTAAAAGAAGTCATGGAGAGTGGGCATCTGCAAATGGATTTGTGTGGTATAGTGAAGACTCATTACCAAATGAATGGGTAGATATAAATTATCGTAAAGATAATACTCTAACAATCGAAAGTGAATAGGAGATAGCATGAGCATAGATGATGCAACGCCGGAGGAGTGGGATGAAGTACACCAGAAGTTAAAAAATCTAGGGATAAGCCATGAAGGGCTGATAAGAAATAAATATGGTAATGATGTTGACAGTCCTTTGCATTACAATAAAGGTAGCATAGAATGTATTGATGCTATTCAGGCGGCATCAACTAAGGAAGAGTTTGAAGGATACTTGCGTAATAATGTGCTGAAATATGTATGGAGGTTTAGATATAAGGACAACATAAAAGATTTAAAGAAAGCTAAATGGTACCTGGAAAAACTTATAGAAGAGGTTGGAAATGTTTAGCGCAAACATAAAAGGCGAAATGTTTTTTAGAGATATAGATGGTGATTTATGGCAATATGAATTAAAAACAAATCCTCCCGAAGCTGCATACTGGGAGACTTATAAACTTAAACTTACAGATATAAAAGTTATATCTAATGCTGACAAAGAAACAAAGAGAAGGATAAGGCAAGAGATATATAAGGACATTATAAATGTGGGATCGTAAAGCAGAAAGAACTCAAAGGTATAACAGAAAGAAAAATTCAATTAAACCAAAGCCTAAGAAACGTAAAGAAAAACGTAAGGAGAAAACTGTTAATGACTGATAAGATTGGTGTTCAGCCATATTTAGGCATACATATTAATTATGAAAAGGAAAATCTTTTAAATTCTTTTTCTAAAGAAACAATAATAGATAGGTATTTATGGGAAGGTGAAACTCATGCTCAACAAGCTTTTGCTAGGGCCGCTATTTTTGGTGCGACTTATAAAGGACATACTGATTTTAATCTTGGACAGAGACTTTACGACTACGCTAGTAATCTTTGGTTTAGCTTCAGTACTCCTATACTTTCTAATGGAGGTACAAGTAGGGGTCTACCTATCAGTTGTTTTCTTAATTATGTACCTGATTCTAGGGATGGTTTATCTACTCATTATGATGAAAACATATGGCTTGCAAGTGGAGGTGGAGGCATCGGTGGATATTGGGGTGATATTAGGAGTAACGGTATGGATACTGCTAACGGTTCTCGCAGTACTGGATCAATACCATTTATGCACGTTGTAGATTCTCAGATGTTAGCCTTTAATCAAGGTGTAACTAGGCGGGGCAGTTATGCTGCATATATAAATATATCTCATCCAGAGGTAGAAGAGTTTATTAATATGCGTAAGACTACTGGTGGAGATTTAAATAGGAAGTGTCTGAATCTTCATAACGCAGTTAATGTAACCAATGAATTTTTAAAAGCCGTAGAGAATGATGATGAGTGGAGGCTAATAGACCCTAAAACTAATACGGCTGTAAAAATAGTCTCGGCTAGAGATTTATGGTTTCAGCTATTACAAACCAGGATGGAAACTGGAGAACCTTATCTAGTAAATATAGATAACTGCAATGCTGCTCTACCAGAGGAGCAAAAGAAACTAGGCTTAGAAATAAAACAAAGCAATCTCTGTTCTGAAATTACTTTACCTACTGATGAAGAGCGTACCGCAGTCTGCTGTTTATCCAGTGTTAATCTAGAATACTTTGATGAATGGTCTAAGGAAGATAATTTTATTTCTGATCTAGTCACCATGTTAGATAACGTACTGGAAAACTTTATTGATCTGGTCAAAGATAAGGCGGGATATTCTAAAGCAGCATTCTCTGCTATGCGTGAAAGGTCTGTCGGTCTAGGAGCTATGGGATTCCACAGTTACTTACAAAGGAATCACATACCTTTTGAAAGTATGTATGCTACTAGTTTCAACAACAAAGCCTTTACTCTTATAAAGGATAGAGCAGAAACAGCTACAAGAAAACTGGCAGAGGAGAGAGGAGAGGCTCCTGATATGAAAGGTAGCGGTAAACATAACGCACACTTACTTGCCATAGCCCCCAATGCTTCTAGCTCTATCATATGTGGAGGAACTAGTCCTTCAATAGAACCTAATAGGGCTAACGTGTATACACATAAAACTTTATCTGGAAGCTTTAAAGTTAAGAACAAATATTTAGATGATATATTATATGAGCTTGTCCCAACTAAAAAGAAGCGGGAAGAAATTTGGAAAGATATAGCGGCACATGAGGGATCAGTACAACACCTAGAGATATTACCTGATGATGTTAAGGAAGTATTTAAAACTGCACCAGAGATTAATCAAATCTGGATAATAGAACACGCTTCTATGAGACAGAAATATGTTTGCCAAAGTCAGAGCGTAAATTTATTTTTTAAATCCCCGCCAATAGAGGCAGACCAGGAACTTCATAATGATTTCTTACAGTATTTAAATGATGTCCATTGGGCGGGAATCCATAAACTAAAATCATTATATTACTTACGATCTGATGCAGCCCGTAATACAGAAAATGTTAATATAAAAATTCCTAAGATTAATTTAGAGGAAGAGGAGTGTTTAAGCTGTGAAGGATAAACCAAATAACGAACACTATGATGCACTAGTAGGTTGTATCATGCAAGTTGAATGGGAAGATGCTTGGATAGATACTGAAGACCATCTTATAGATGAAGCTAAAAAATTAAAACCTGTACTAAGATCAAGCGTAGGTTACTTAGTAGCTGATAATGAGAATGAAATTATATTATCTACTGACCGCTATCATAGCAAAAAGGAAAAGGAATATGTAAATGCTGTGATGGTAATTCCAAAAGGAATGGTCACAAGATACTGGGAAATTATACCGCAAATGGGAGCAGAGTTTGAACCTAATAATAGCTAGTTATATATCTGTATTTGTTAAAGCCTTTCAACAAAGGAACGTGGCCTTTAATAATTATTTATACGTTCCTGTCTTTAGTTTGGCTATGGCTTTTACTGAAGTTTATATTATAATTAATATAGTCCAGATGGGAGCTAGTCTCGATGTAGTTTGGAAGTTAGCAATAGGAGCTGTGTTTGGTTGTTGGTCAGCTATGTATTTACATAATAAAGTACATGGAATAGCAAATGAGTTTGATTCAATAACCAATCTTATGAAAGATTATATTAAAGAAAACAAGGAGAAGTAATGAGTTTATTATCAACGCGAGATTATTATAAGCCTTTTGATTATCCGTGGATGTTTGATTACTATGTACAACAGAACCAGATGATATGGTTACCGGAAGATGTGCCTTTACATAATGATGTTAAAGATTGGCAAGACATGGACGGGGCTGAGAAAAATCTTTTAACACAAATTTTCAGGCTCTTCACCCAATCAGATGTAGATGTAGCCTCTGGCTATATAGATAAATACATGAAAGTTTTTAAGAAACCAGAAGCAAGGATGATGATGTGTTCTTTTGCCAACATGGAGTCTATACATCAACACGCCTACAGTTTATTGTTAGATACTGTGGGTATGCCTGAGATAGAATACAAAGCCTTTTCTGAGTATGAAGCTATGGCAGACAAGCATGAGTATATCAGTAACTCCCCGTTAAAAATAAGCAAGAAAGAATCTATTGCAAAGAACCTAGCTATCTATTCTGCGTTTACTGAGGGACTCCAGTTATTTAGCAGCTTTGCTATTCTCTTAAACTTCCCCCGCTTTGGTAAGATGAAGGGCATGGGACAGATAGTTACTTACAGCATACGCGATGAATCTCTACACGTTGAAGCAATGACTAAGCTCTTTAGAGAATTTATAAAAGAGAATATAGAATTATGGACTGACGATTTAAAGAAAGAAATCTACCAAGTCTGTAGAGATATGGTTAAACTTGAAGACAAGTTCCTGGATTTAGTATTTGAAATGGGAGACATTCAAGGATTAACTAAAGCTGAAATGAAGGAATATATAAGATATATAGCTGACAGAAGATTATTGCAGCTAGGATTAAAAACTAATTTCGGAGTTAAAGACAACCCTCTTAACTGGTTAGATGATGTACTTGGAGTAGAACACCAAAACTTTTTTGAGGGCAGAGCCACTACTTATATGAAGGGAGGGCTAAAGGGGAATATAGGAAATATTCAATTTAAAAGCCTAGCAGTAGAAGAGTAAGGAGGTTGTATGAACAAGGACAAGGAAGAAGGTAACTTAGTATCTTTTAGAATATTTCTAGCTAGAGATGGTAATATAATATCTGAATTTAAATACCTACCTTTAGAAGAGGCAGAAACAATATTTAAAAAGCAAGAAGTATCTATAATTAAAAAGATTTTAAAAGAAGGTAAACTAAAACTAGAAAATTTACATGA